AAATTATTAAAACCTATTTTTACACAGACTTCAGAGTAACTTCCAAAAATTTTTTGATAGACAGCTATAGTGGGAAAATCACAAAGCTCCAGCTCAATTTCACTTAAAGAAAATTTAATATTTTTGGCTTTCTTTCTGTTTTGCAAAATTTTTATCAAGTAATCTTGGACTTCTTTTTTATTTGATTTTAAGCTCCACTCAATCAACTCAGATCTACTAATAAAATCAGTGTTTTTGTATTGATTTACATCCTTAAACGGTATAGGTTTTTGATATAATAAACTGAGTTTTGGATAAAATGTTTTGTAGTATTCTTTAAGCGAAGTATTATGAAACTTGCTTATATGTAAATGCTTACCTTTTAAAGATGTGAAAGTTTTACCGCACACTTTACATGTAAGCGAATCGAGGTTCATTTAGTTTTACCTTTCTCCTCCGAAATATTCTTTAGCATGCCCTTCCGCAACCATTATGGCGTTTAGATTCACTCCACATGAATAAAACTCCCCAAGTATTCTACCAAATTTACCCTTTCCATGAGAATGTAACATTAAACCATCTTTAAGCAAATCTTTTAATCTGGCTTTTGATGCCATTCCTCTCTTCTTTTCGGCTTTGTCTTTGGTTCTTGTCTCTGGAGCATCGATGCCCATTAACCGAACTCTACATTTAATATGTATATCAAAACCGAGATCAAGCATAACATCAACCGTATCGCCATCTACAACTTTAATCACTTTAGAAACTTTATAGTAGTACAATTCTTGGTTATTTTTCATAAAACATCGTCCCTCCTTAACCCTAAAATTCTAGCCTTCCAACTATCCATACTTTCCACTCTATCTGCTTCTTCATTTACTAGCATTTTTTGTTTTTCAGCTATCTCAATCATTCTTTTTCTTTCTTCATACTCCTGAAAAGATTGAACTAAATTCAAAACAGAGGCATACTGATTTTTCTTGTCTTTCATTCGGACAGATCTGTCGCCATTAAGTTTTTTAATTAATGACTCTTGCCTCTGTTCGCATTGATGATATTCTGAGGATTTAGCTTTTAAAATTTCAGCCAACTTGACAGACATTTCGGTTTGATCTTCGCAGTCATCAAACATAGCATTTAGCTTGTCCATGTTTCTTTGTATGGTTTTTAAGTTAACATAATCAACACATACATTTATGTAAAGATTGACTTCGTCTGCGGTTAAATCTGGCTTATCCCATGTAGCCATTATAAATTCAGACTCAAAGAGTTCTGCATTATCGCATCGATATGTGTTCATTAATTGACTAAAACGAGGTGAAGATAAATATTTTTTCAAATTATCTACTTTATCTTTATCTTGCTTTTTTAAATCTATGTATTTATCAGCAATATTCGCATGGGATAGCTTTTTAATTTTTGCCACAATAGAATCTAAGCTTTTTGGAGGTTCGTATTTATTGTCAAAATCCAAATCAGAAGGCTTTATGAAGCCTTTTTTATTTGTTTTTAAAAAGTCTGCGACAGCTCTTTGCTCCATACTTAAATTTTTAACTTCTCTATCTTGAAAAATTAATTGAGCAATTTGCAGGCTACTTAAATCATCTTCACTATATTCTAATATTAGGCTTTTTTGAGATTCAGAGAGTTCTATTGATTTGACTTTAGCATGGACCCTAGTCTTGTATCCATAACCCCTTTCAAGCATATATGCAGCCACAGCCTTGCCTTCTTTATTTCTTCCATCAAGTTTTTCGTTTTGAAATAAAGTCCTTGTTAATTGATCGATATCTGGTATTTGTATATAGTTTGCATCGATAAATTTTTTTTGATCAGAATTCAATTTCATTAAAATAGAATATCGTTTTTATCAATTATATCGATGACCATTTTTTTATATTTCATCTTTAGGTTTTTTATTTGTTTGTATCCAGCTTTTCTTCCTTTTTCAGAAGTCTTATATCCTAGAATTTCAGCAACTTCTTCTTCGCTAGCTCTGTCTATAAAGAGGATTTTGTAAATGAAAAATTGTTTTTCAGAAAGCTTCTCTTTGAGAATTTGATTAACCTTGCCAATAGAATCTTCTATTGAGTGTAAGTAATTCGGGTCATGGTTAGTTAATTTATGGAGATTATCTTCAATGGATAATGGAAGTTTAACACTATATGCATATTTCTTACTCTTATTCCATTTTTTGAATAATGGACAATTGCTGTCTTGTAATTGAGTTACAGTGAAAGAGCAAGAGTCGTCAATACCACTAGATGAGCTAAAAGGGCAATTGATGCAAGGCTTAGCATAATTCTGGTAGTGATTTCTTAACAAGTTTTTAATTTGATTAGTTATGATTTTATTAACCCAAGGGGCTAGGGGTCTAATTTGGTCCCATTGGTCCCATTTTTTAAATATATGAGCTCTAATAATTTGACAAACATCATCGTAATCCATCCAAGCTATAGAGCTGAGCCTCCATTTACCCTTACGTTTTTTAAGTTCGTGATCTATTTGCTCTTCGAATGCTTCGTAACTTTTCTTTTCCACTTGTGATCGTTTTGTTTTGTTTTAGTCGGAGCCTCTCCTATGATATCTTTACCTTTTATAGTTTTGGAAATACCTTCGAAATTTAGATCATATGCTAAAGATTTTATTTTAGGGACGGATAAAGATTCTGAGTAATCCTCGTCATATGATGTATTTAAATTTTGTGTCTTTTCAGAAACTGAATATTCGTTTTTCTTCTGAGGTATGTTTTTGTTATTATTTGGAGAAAAACTAGACCCACAACTATCGCATTTTTCAGGTCTTTTTAAATTAAAAAAATGTTTTTTCCCGCAATTAGGACAATAAATATTAGCCATAAAATAACCTTTCTAATTTACCATGTATTAAATTCGCTTGGATGCTATTAGATTTTACTAAATCATCCGAGACTCCATCAGAATACCCAATTGAAATTTTAAGTCTGTCGTTTTTAGTGACTAACTCACATGCATTAGTCTCAAATCGAAACCCCTTTTTATTTTTAATATGAATGCTAAATTCTTCAACTTGTGGATTGTTCGCAATATCCGAGAAACTATCTCTAAATTTTTGAGATTGATGTTTTTGTTTGAAAAGCACAACGAAAACTGTTGTAGCAGAAGAGATTAAAGCTATTATAATTTCAATCATTGGTATTAAATATAATATTATTTAATATTTAAAAAAAATCTATTTTAATAAATTATTTTTCACTACTTCCATGATCTGATATTTTTTTAATTATGAATTTTAATATTGCACTTCTCTTAATGTCTGAAGTGTTAAACTTAAAAGTATGGATGCCTTTATCTGAACTCTCTTCATCATTAAAAATTTTAATGATTTCATTAAATCCGCTTTTCCCATTTATATCACTTTGCATCAAATCTCCGCAAATAAATAACTTAGTGTTTTCCCCTATTCTTGTAACTAGAGTTGTTAGCTCTTTTATTGTTGCGTTTTGAGCTTCATCCATAATTACAATTTTGTTTTTCCAGCTAGCTCCTCTTAAGAAATTTATGGGCATCGCATCGATTCTTTTATCTTGCAGCAGCTCTTTTTTTGATGTGGTTTCAGCGGGTATTATTTCATCAAGTTTTTCCAATAAAGGCATGATATAGGGATTAAATTTTTCTTGCAAATCTCCTGGTAATGCCCCTAAACCCCTTTCTGCACTTTCTATAATAGTTCTAATGTACAGCAAGTCCATATCTCTAGATTCTTGCATTATTCTTAGGGCCGAGTATATCGCCATGTATGTTTTAGAGCTACCAGCAGGTCCTGAAATAAAAATTATTTTAGTTTCAGGGTCCATGCATAAACTAAGGAGTGTTTTTTGCTTCTCAGTTAGTTTAAAAGAACGCAGCCGAAACTCGTCTAATTTATTTCCTATTAAGGGGCTTTTTGTAGTGTTATTTTTTTTTATTTTGCTCATTATTTATAAAATTTGCCGATTTCTTAATGATTTTAATTCTTGAGGAATCTGAGGCATAATACCAAGTCCAATGAATGCTATTTTTGATTTTTTGAATTTTAGTTTCTAAGTCGGAAACTTCTTTTTCTAGATGATCCACGCTACCTAATGAAATAGATTCATTCGTTTCGGTATTATTTTTTTTTGTCTTAGCCAACGGTGTTTTATTATTTGTATTTTTTATATTATTATCAATTTGCTTGGCTATATCTAAAAATTTATTTAACTGATTCTCTTTTTTTGCTTGAATTAATTCTTTAAATAATTCCATGTTGCTAGAAGTCGGATCTAAGTCGGGGTGGGAAAGTTTTGCAGCCTCTCTAAAAATTTTTTTTATTTCATCTTTTTCGAATTTGTCTTTATGATCTTTATGGCTCTCATTTTTGTTTTCCGTTTTAGGTTGGGGGATATCCATTCCCGCTTCAGACATATACTTTATTAAATGTTTGTTAAATTCAACGAGAGCTATTGATTCTATCTTCACCACTTCTTGGTATTCTAAAAAACACTCCCTCCAATTCCTTCTAATTTTTTTGTAAAATTTTTTAGTGTGTAAATTTGAAAAGTTAATCATAATAATGATTGTATGCAAAAAGCCTTAGATATATGTAAAGAATATGCTGATGAAATTCAAGTAGAAGGGAAAAAAATAAAAATTATTTTGAATAAAAAATACATTACAGACTTATGTTTACGCATGAATTTAAATGGGTTTAAGATGGTAAGAAAAAAAGAAAATAATTTTTTAATTATAGTTGATTTTGAAATCTTTTAAGCACTTTAGGGGAGGCGGATGTCAAAAGATTGATTAAACCAACAAAAGCTACTAATGAACAAAAAACAATAAACGGACGACTATAGTTTTCAGGTTTAATTGGCTGGCTTGAATTTGCCTGTTTATCGGGAGCTATGTTTACTCCAATAAAATCAATTGTTTTTAGGTTTTTTTCTTTAAAAGACGAGCAAGAATTAAAAAAAACAAAACAAAGCAAAATAAACACTTTAAATTTCATTAAAAATAAGTAGAATACACAGTATATATTACACCGAATTATAGAACATAATGATTTACACAAAAAAAATATCTGTTTTTTATGTTTGTACTGAAAGAGAGTTAGAAAGTGGCGAGCTAGAGGATTGCCTACATCAATTCATGGGAAGGAAGCCTTCAAAACGTTACTCTTTTGATTTATTTCTATTTTTTAATAAAGTTTCAAACATTACTCGTTTGGAAAATTTAATTTCACAATTGAATGGTAACCCGAGCATAAACGCCGCTGAATATATTAATTTAAACCTTAGCGAAAAAGATGATGTTTTCTGGTATCCTTGGTCCAAATCCCCCAAACCAAAAACAATCCCAAAATTAGGGTATACCGCAGGAGCTAACGAATTATTCTATCAAAGCATGTTCAAAATGATGGAAATGCCAGCGAAATACGAAAATTTCTTAATGTTAGAAGCTGATACTTTCTGCCTTGAAGACTTGTGGTTCGACTTGTTTTTAAAATATATAAAGACAAAAAAATTTGAGATAGCTGGAAGCATATATAAAGGCAGGCAAAAATGTCATTTAGAATCAAAATTCAGAGAACATATAAACGGAGTAGCCTTGTATAAAAATAGTAAAAGACTAAAAGATCTTTTGCTGGGAGGGCAGAAATACATCGAAGAGAATTTAGAAGAATCTGGTTATATGAATTTTGATATATCTAATTTTTTATTCAACAAAAAAGTTGGAAAAAAATACGATTTAATAGACACAGAATTGATTATAAATTTAAGTGACCCGCGAGACTATAAAATATCTAAGGAGGAGATTAAAACAGAGCACAAAAATGCTATAGTAGTACATCAAAAAAGACAAAAAATAAACAAAATTATAAACCCAGCTCTTTTTGACAACCATGGATCTTTAGAAAAAACTCCTGTATTTTTTTGCAATGCAAAAGGAGCATCCGATTATGTTATAAAAAAATTGGATATTAACTTACGGGAAGATTATAAAGATAGTTTTGTGAAAATAAAGGTGTTGTCCCCCATGGGCGGGAAAATAATAGTCCAAGGTTTTAAATACTCTTCATTTGACAACTACCCAAAAGAATTTTTTGAAGACAAAGAGGGCAATGTATTTATATGTAAAATTTTTAATTTAAAAAAGCTAATAGCAGATGGATCTATTAATGTTTTATCTGTAATTATTGATGCTAGATACTCGTCCGACTTTGAGACTCAGACATTTCTAAACTTTCATATATTAAGGTCTGAAATTAAAAGTGATATCTTTTTATATTCTTTCATGTCTAATTCAGAGAATTTCATATCTTCCATGTTTTTAAATTATGAAAAAACTAATTTTGGAGGAGAAATACAGGACAAGAATTTAAGAACTCAAAAGTTTAGTGAATATATAAGATCAACAGATGATTTCAATTTTTTAATAAAGAAATTGATCGGAATATCTTATCCTTCTAGGGACCAGTTCGACCACTTATGCTGTATTTTGAGTAAATTTAATTTTTTTAGAATAGAATGTGTAGATCAAGTAATGGATAATGTTTTTTCCAGTTACCTGAATATCGAAAAAACAAATAGACCTGAAATAAATTTTCAAGACAAAACTTATTTAATAAATACGATAAATAGATCTACAAGGAAATATAATGAATTCAAGCATCAAGCAAAATTTTACGACTGTATTTATATGAACTTCTCAAAAGATTTCTCTTCGAATAAAACTTCTGTTAACAGAAAAGTTCCAATACTATTTCATATACCTAAAAATGCTGGAACATTCTTAATAGGAACAATGACTAGGTATTTTGTTAGGATATTTGGTGGAGACAAAGGTTGCAATGTTCAAAGGTTAAGTATTGATGAAGAAAAAAGGCAAGGCCTTATAATATTTGGATTTTTCTATGATGAATCTTGGAAAAAAGACAAAAAAATAAAACAGAACAAAAGGGAACCTGCCCCTCGGTCAAGAAAAACCACATTAGACACTATTGTTAAGTATCTTAATGAGAAAAAGATGATTATTTTAGCAGTAACAGTAGAGTCTAGTTTTAAATCAAATGCAGTAGATCAATTTGAAGAAGTTTGGGAAATTTTAAAACAGAGCAATTCTTATCCATTAAATTTTATGTTAGTTAGGGATGCTTGGTCGCGCACGCAATCGATGTTTCATTATTTGAATTCACAAAAGTCTAATCATGAATCCACTAACTTCGAAAATAAGTTTAAAAATATTGAAGCTTATTTAAGTTCAGAAATGCTTGAAGATAGCTGGACGATAAGACAGCTTGCGAAAATTCCAAATTCACAACCTATAGCGGATGATCATTATTTTAAAGCTATAGATTGGATGAAGAAGAATAAATTCTTGTGTAAATATGTTAAATACAGTAATGAGGTAATTGCACATGTCCTAGAAGAATGTTATAATATAAAGGTTGCAGAATCTGATTTGATTGTAGAAGTAGATAACATAAATAAATACGAAAAAATAGAATTAGAAAGCATAGACCCAGAAATTCAAAAAATATTCCAAGAAAGAGTAAAATACGAAACTTTATTTAATAATATAGTAACTCAATAATCAAAATGTATAATATAGAACAAAATTACATATTTACACATCCTCAAAAATGCGCTGGATCGAGTGTGGCAATAGCATTAGGATTATGGAAATTAAATAAAGAGACCGAGCTTTTTAAAATACATAGAAGTCTTCTACATAAACCTTTAAATGACATAGCTGATCAAGCAAAACAATCAGGGATGGATATAGAAAAAGCGTTTAAATTCTCTGTAGTCAGAAACCCATGGGACCGAATGGTTTCAAGGTTTTTCTTCGATATAAAATATGTAGATTTCTACAAGAAAAAAAACATTTCAACATTTGAAGAGTATGTGAAATTTCACCACCGTTCTTTTATTAAAAATGGATGCAGAAAACCTTTGGAAATAAAACCATATTTATTTTATAACGGAGATTATTGTGTTGACTTTGTTATAAGGCAAGAGAAATATAACGAAGGTTTGAAATATGTATGCTCAAAAATAGGTTTAGAGAATTATGAAATAGTCAATCACGATCATAAAACGGGCAGAAATGATAAAGATTATAAAAAAATGTATAATGATGAAACAAGAAGTATGGTAGAAGAAATCGGGTCAGAATCCATAGCTATGTTTTCTTATGTATTTTAGTTTTTTGCGTGTAATATATCTTAAATGGGACTTATAGACTTAAAAACAGTAAATACAAAAGAGACTCAAATATCATTTGGGAAACCAAGCTATTTAAATAAGCAAAGCTTCGGTTTTGTTGTACAGCATGGGGCAGATACAGATTACCATGAAGATTTTTTCTCTAAAGGGAAGATTTCAGAAATAGCATATATAGCTTATGAAATTGATGTCAAAGTAAACCCGTCTAAAGAGTATACATTTGAATGGAATCAATATCCAGTTTCAAAAATTAGGGCTGGAGATCAAATATCAGGATCAACTGTAGTTTCAGTTGCGGAAGGAATAACCGACAGAGGTGTGAAGAAAATCACACTTCAACTTTCCATGGAAGATACTGAAGATATAGAGGTTGATTATAACAAAGACGAATTCATAGGCGGCGTAGTTATAAAAAACAGAATTGAAATACAAATAGGAAACTACTACACATTTAAACAAGAAGATAAGAGTAATCAAAGCCACTATTTAAAGTTTTCCACCACAAATGACGGTCCAGATTACTCAAACGGAGTTACATACGGGTCTTCATCCCCAGGGTCTTTCGGAGCATATACAAGACTACAAGCTGTTAAGGAAACGCCTTCGGAGTTGTGGTATAAATGCGGGAACCACGGATCTATGGGCGGCAATATTGAAGTTGAAGAAGGCTGTGCTAGAGTAAAAATGTTTTTTGACTCGCCTGCTGAAAGAGATATAAGAATCAGTGGAGGTTTAGGCGACGGAAACTTTGTAGGTGAAAGAATTATGACTCTTGCCGCTGAATATGACAGAAGTTTTTGCGATACTCCAGAAAATATCCAGTTGATAAAAATATGGGATTGGAGACCCGCAGCTTTGCATGGATATGGAGAATTTGCTGGGATGGTAAATTTAACATCTTTGACTTTGCCTAAAAAACAAGGCCCAGTTACAATGATTAAATCTTTGAATCCAGCGTCTAAGATACAAAATGTTACTAATGGGGGTGAAATGCATTTTGTTAGAACTTTTGCAGATACAAAATTTACAACAAATCCTGCTAATTTTAGCAGTTTGGTAGAAGCATCAGATAATTGCACTAAACTAGAATCCACTTTCGAAAATTCACTATGGAATGGGACTTTTTTCTGGAGTACTTCTAAGGTTAAAGATTGGACAAACTGTTTTAAAAACAGTGCATTTGTAGGCGATTATTTAAATACAAGTGCGGCTGAAATCATAGACGGAATGTTTTCTGGCCCTAATTGTGCATGGAGCGGAAAACTAAACGGACTCAATCTTCTAAAGTGCATATCTGCAAAAAGAGTTTTTCAAGATAAACAAATATACGAAGGCCCTATAAATGCCTGGGTAATACCTAATGTGACTTCTTTGCAAGGTTTTTATCAAGGAAGCTCTAGAACTGAATCTATTTTTTTGAAAGCTCCAGCTGCAACAGATTTTTCTTACTTTTTCGCTGAGACAAATAATTTTAATCAAATATTTTCAGTAACATCTGAAGCTTCGAACGTTAATTTTGAAGGATTTTTTAAGGATTCTACAGGGTTTATTCAAAATGCTAACTGGATGTGGGTTATGTGCAAACTACACGAAGCGACTTCTTTAAAAGATTTTTTTAGAGGAAGTAATTTTGCTGGTGTAATAAGTCAATGGTTTCCATCAGGGCACTCAGTTACTAATATCTCTGGGATGTTTGCAGAATTGAAAAATACTTATTTACCAGGTGTTAGCGTTTGGGATTTAAGCCCCTTTGAGGATGTTTCATATCTATTTGAAAATTCAAAAGGCTCCATGCCTTATGTTTCCCAAGCTTTCGAAAATGTTTTAACATGCGAAGGGTTTTATAAAGATAACTTAGTTGCTAGTACTCCAGGAATAAGAAATTGGAGATTTCCAAAATGTAAAAACTTTAGTAGATTTTTTGAAAACACAACAGGAGTATTTGTAATAGATTGGTTAAAAAAAGGCAATCATATTGGGGAAGACTTTTCTTACATGTTCGCCAATTCAAAATTTGATACTGGTACTCTTTTAGATTTAAGTTCAGCTAAAAACACTAGTTACATGTTTGAAAACACTAACTTAACTCAAGATGTAATGGGATTCAGCCCGTTTCCTAATTTAGAGAATGCTGAAGGCATGTTTCAAGGAGCTAATTATTCAGGTAGAACGAGGAACTGGCTATTCCCGAAGTTGATATCTGCGAAAAACATGTTTAAGAACACGGTTTTCGATCAAAGTAAGTTGGTGAGCCACTTCTGGTTTATCGCGGATAAATATCCAGGCCAAACCTCAGTATTAGAAGATATTTCTGGAATGTTTGAGGGCTCAAACCATCATAGAGGGATAGGGTCATGGAATTGGATTAATGATTCTGTGAAAAAAGCTAATAGAGCATTTGCTAACACCCAACAAGAAAGCTGCTCTGGCATAATACAAAGATTAAGATTTTTTAGAAACCTCGTTGAATTTAATGAAATTTTTAGAGACTGCCCGTGGCTAACAAACGAGTGTGATTTAACAATTTTACTTCAAGATACGGAAGCTATCAAGTCACAAATAAATCTAACAAAAGGGACTGGTTTTACTGGAAGGTGGAGGGATGTTGATGTAAAACAATATGAAACTGAAGCCGACTGGAAAGAAAATGGAAATGTGATTATTGCAGAAAAACCATTGGAAAGTTTTATTGACTGTTCGAATACAATTTCAGAGCCAAAATCAATAATAGAGATATCTTATGGATCAACGAATTCAGTAGTTTTACCTCTTGCTGGTATAGGTGTAGATGGAGTGAGGGTAGAATTTGAGCAAACATTTGAAGAATATACAACCGCAGACCAGGGTAATATTACGATCAATTTTTCAGAAAATACAAATCAAACAGTTAAAATTCTTGGGGACATTACTCACTTCGGAGCTGTTGATACAGAAAACAATGAATTAAAAACTAGTGCAAGTCTAGTAGAATCAATAACATTGAAGGGGGATTCTTTCACATCAATGGAGGGCGCATTTGCAAACATGAGCAATGCTGCAATAAGCGGCTTTGAGGTTGATTATTCAAAAATCACATCATTTAAAGAAATGTTTAAGAATTGCACTCAAATATCTTCATTAGATTTATCGGGATTAAATGTTTCTAAGGTCGTTACTATGGAGTCAATGTTTTCTGGCTGTACTGATTTAAGCGAATTTCTGTCTCCTGATTGGAATACATCATCTTTAGCGAATACAAGTAATATGTTCAAGGATTGTTCTTCTTTATCAAGCTTGGATATTAATCATTGGAATGCGGAATCAATAGTGGCTATATCAGGAATGTTTGATGGTTGTGTAGCATTAAAATCAATTGATTTATCTCAATGGAACAATAATCTTATCAATAGTTTTGAAAATATGTTTAGAAATGCATCTTCATTAAACACGATTGATCTCTCTAATGTTGCTGGATCATCCGCTACTAGTATGTCTGGAATGTTTGAAGGCTGCACTGCACTGGTAAAATTACTTATACCTGAACTTGTTGCGGATTATAAAGTAACCACATCGTTTGATAGGATGTTTATTAATTGTACCTCTCTAGACAATACTTATGTAGATTTTGCAAATTGGTGCGTTTCTCACATAAGTCAAGCTCCTCAAGATTTTTCAAATAACGCAAAGTTTACCACACTACCTAGTTGGGGGGAGAGATGTCCTGGAGAACCAACTTATGATATAAATGATTTTATAGGAACAAGGGTTGCTGTATTTTCTGATCAGAAAGACTTAGAATTTTATTCTTTTAATTAATCTGTTTTTTTAAAAAAAGGTGTGTATATATAAAATAGAATAGAAAACAATAAACGTAAAAATCAATGACGACACCTAGAGGCAATGGAAATGGAAATGGGACGAATCCTAATACAACGGGTCCAGTAATGGGGCCTGGCACACTTGGTGGAGTCCCAGTATACTCACAGATTACAACTATAGTAGGTTCTTCATTCAGCTATAACAAACCAGTAAACATCCCAATCATCCCTCTTACAGGGATGAGTGGAGTAAACTTTGCGGGAGGGCGTCTTACGGCAATAGCCAGTTTACATTATCAAAGATGGCAACAGAATAATACCACTTGTACAACAACAACAGGTCCTGGTGGGACCAATGGAGGAACCAACGGAACAGGAATTAATGCAACGAGAACATACGGACAGTCACCAGGGGCAAGCGGAACTAATTTCGGTGTTAACGTTTGTGCAAAATGGAGTATAAATACAAGCAATTATAGTGCGCGAGCGGTAGCAATGGCAAGCTTTGCAAGACAATACGGACAGAATAACTTTTCGATTTTCTTTGCTGGATATGTAAACTTTTAATCATATAAAATTGTAAAAGTTAAAAGTTAACTTTAAAAGTTACTTTAGACTTTACGATCTATTGGTGTACTATATTAGTATGCCTAAAAGAAAATATACAAAAAAATCTAAATACTGGAAAAAGTTCGAAGTTTCTGGAGCAGAAAATAAAACAAACAATATCAATGAAATATTGCAAGATGGAGTAGAACCATCTTTAAACGGAGATAGTTATTATAGCTCAGAAGCTTCTGTCCAGACTAGTCGTTCTAACTCTACTTTAAGAAGAAGAAATTCAGCAGGATCTTCAACTAAAAACTATCGATTTACAAACATTAGGCAGGGGATGTTGCCATACACAGTGACATCGGACGGAGTGGATGTAAGAGATGCTATAGAATTATGCCAAAAAGCTTATGCAAATGTTCCTATTTTCAGAAATGCAATTGATATTATGGCCGAGCTAGCGAATTCACCTATATATTTAGACGGAGGCAATGAAGCCTCAAAAACATTCGTAGAAAAATGGTTTGCTAAAATTAATTTATGGGGGTTAAAAGATCAATACTTTAGAGAATATTATCGTAGTGGGAATGTTTTTATATACAGGTTAGATGGGAAATTCACAGCAGAAGACTTCTCGAGAATCAATAAAATTTATGCATCTGATAGGATCACTCCTTCAGGTAAAATTCCTATTAAATATGTTTTGCTCAATCCTTATGATATAATCGCCACAAGAAGTACATCATTCAAACTGAATGCGTACAAAAAGATTTTATCAGAATATGAATTGGAAAAATTGCAAAACCCAAAAACAGATGAAGATAAGGAGATATTTAACAGTATGCCTGCTGACGTTAAGAAAAGAATAAAAGAAGGGGGGTGGAGCCAACAGGGCATAACAATGGATCTTGATGCAACAAAATTAATACATTCATTTTATAAAAAACAAGATTACGAGCCTTTTGCCATCCCTTTTGGATTTCCAGTTTTGGACGATATAAATTGGAAAATGGAATTAAAAAAAGTTGACCAAGCTATTAGCAGAACTATTGAGAATGTTATTTTGTTAATAACAATGGGGGCTGAACCAGACAAAGGAGGAATAAACCCCAAGAATATGCAGGCTATGCAATCTTTATTTCAAAACGAAAGTATCGGAAGGGTTCTTGTGGCAGATTATACAACTAAAGCTCAATTTATAATGCCAGATATCAGCAAAATTATAGGTCCTGAAAAATATCAAATTGTTAATGAAGATATTAGACAGGGCCTACAAAATGTAATTGTCGGAGATGAAAAATATAAAAATACCCAAGTGAAGGCCGAAATATTCTTGGAGAGATTAAAGGAAGCTAGAAATTCTTTTGTGAATAACTTCCTGCAACCCCAAATAAAAATGGTTTGCAAAGATATGGGTTTTAAAAACTATCCAACCGCCAAATTTGAGGAAATAGACATTAAAGATGAAGTTCAATTGCAAAGGGTCGTAACCAGGTTAATAGAAATGGGAATACTAACACCCGAGCAAGGAATCAATGCTATAAAAACGGGGATATATCCAAACCCCGAAGATATTGAACCAGCTCAAGATAGATATATACAAATGAGGAAAGAAGGAAAATATAATCCGTTAGTTGGTGGGTTGCCTATGATTGATGTCGATGGAGATGGCGATATAGATACTGCAGGTCAGACTGATCAAACCCCCGCAAGCAATAAAACCCCCACCCCGAAAGGTAAAGGAAGACCAGTTGGTAGACCAAAAGGAACTACTGGAATACCGAGAAGTGTTAATGCTAGCGAATTGTACTCCAGAAAAGAGATTCAAGATATAGTATACAAAGTAGAAGATTTAAAAAACCATATACAAGCTAATTTAATAAAAAAATACAAAGTAAAAGAATTAAACCAACAACAACAAGAATCAGCAATGAGTTTGTGTTCGTCTATAGTTTTATCAAAAGAATCAAAACTATGGAAAAAGACCGCGACATCTTGCATTAAAGATTTTAATAAAATAGGAGAACTGGGAATCATTGAAAATATAGTAAAAGTTGCGGAAGAACATGAGCTAGAGACATATGCAGCCGCATTATTGTATCACAGCAAAAAATAATTTAAGAAAAAATAGTGAAAAATAGTGTATTTATTTACAATGCGAAAACCATTTAAATACCACACGAGTTTTGATGGAATTATTACAGCCAGTAATAATAACGAAAAACATCAAAAAATCATACAAGCATCATTAGAAAGTTTAAGAAGTTTAAACCCTAATACCATTGATCTTGAGAGTAATATAGATTTACTAGCTATTGCATTTAATGCGGCAGTCGTCAATGTTTTTAATAAAAACCATGATGGGATGAGCACTTCAATGGCTAAGAAGGTATATTCGCAATTTGTACATAAACCTACAAATATAGAACATAAAAAAGAAAAAGTTGTTGGCCACATTATATCTGCAGGATTCTCAAAATATGGGTCCAATGAAATTATTAATGAAGAGGATATAGATGAAAACGATTTAAGTCCTTTCAATATAGCATTGTCTTCAGTTGTTTATAAAACAGTGCAAAAGGACTTTGCTGAATTACTGGAAAAAAGCTTAGATGTTAATAGTCCATACTATCAAAAAATATCAGCAAGCTGGGAGGTTGGTTTTAATGATTATGTGATAGCTGTGGGAAGTAAAAACTTACAAGAAGCAGAAATTATACATAAAGAAAACCAAATCGAAGAGTTTAATAAATACTTAAAAGCATTTGATGGTGAAGGAATAATGGAAGACGGCACAGAGGTGTACAGATTAATATCTGGAGATGTTTATCCTCTTGGAGTAGGTTTTACCACTAATCCAGCTGCAAATGTAGAGGGTCTCGTAAAGTTAGATTCTAAAAAAAAAGATCAAACAAAAACCCAAGATGAAGAAGATTCAATAGCTTATGAAAAAGATAAAATAGAGATAAATTCAGATCTATTTTTAAAAAAATTAATAAAAAGCAAAAAAAAAATTTT